GGGCTTTAGCAGGAAGATTTATAATTTCAATTGCATGTTGAACTTGTTGTTCATCAAAATTGATAACAGGCCTAGATGATATTTTACATATGTTACCTAGAGTTGTTGATCCGCCATATGAAACAACACCTTCTGCTCCTATTTCTGTGTCAGCAAGAACAAATGTCCATCTAAACTTGCGTTTTTAGAACGGCGTTCGGGCTACTAAGTATTCCTATGTCCATTTTTATAGGCATGCGTCAATTTACCTTTTAGTTATGCCGATGGTTCGGCTGGATAGAATTTTGCTCTATCAAAACGAATTGTAGTTTCAACATCTGCAGTATCGCTTGGAGAATAGTCCAAATCTCCCCAGTTTGTGACTTGTGGCCACGCGCCGCTGAGAATCCACGATTCCATTGTTCCACCATGACCGTCAAGCATTCTAAGAGTCAAGTCCATCTTATACTCGTTATTATGATCTCCCATATCAAACGGGGCATAATTACCAGTTGTTGGAGCTATTTGATTATTATCAGAAAATCTCCATACAGAGTTTAACCATCTATGTAGTGACAGTTCGGAAGCACTTGACGAACCCATATTTGGATCAAACTTTACGTCGAAAATAGTAATCCCAATGGTTTCCCACACAGGTTTACCTGCGATGAAGTGTTTTTCGTGGAGGTGATCAATTGGTGTTTCTTCGACGGTTAGAGTGGGTCTGTTAGCTACTCTAGCGTACCACATATATTGACTAACGGCTTCGTCTTCTACTGCACCACCTAGATATTTCCCCATGCTTATGGTCCAACGAAATTTTCTTTTAAAAACGCTCGTTCTTCCTTTTTCACCGGAGATATAACCAATATCCATGTTATGTGCCATTTTATTTCTCCTTTATTTTATTTACCTTCTTTGTTTAATTCTCCTAAAGATTAGGTGGCAGAGTCACCTTATATAGATGACTCTGTAAATGTTCCTGTTCTATGGATTGTGAATTCGATAAAGATGAATTCAGCTGTTTTTGTTGGTTGCACACCGATCTTGGCACGTAGTTCATTTCTATCGACAACTTCTGTAGGATTAAGTTCTTCATCGCATTTGACAATGAAATCTGCCACTCCTCTTCCACGCTCGACTTCATTAAGCAAGTTGGTAGCAATTCTCACGAATTCAGATCTGAGTTGTTCATCATGAGGTTCGAAAATCAAGAATCTTGAACGAATCTTTATGTTCTTCTCTAGGTAAAGCATTAGTCGTCTGACATTAACTCTGTCTAGAGCTGTTGTGTTTCTTTGTAGAGTTTTTTGTCCCCAAACAGCTGGACCTTCAACAGGGAATGGAACAACAACATTGACTGCATTTCTGTTTCCATATAGTGAATCTCTCTCTGAAAGATATGCATATGTTTCAACTTCTAGGATTGTAGGAATAGTTCCACGTCTTAGTCCAGCTGGAGCTGCCCAGGCGTTTGAAATTCTTTCAGAATTAGCGTAAACACCAAGAATAGATCCTGTTGGCGGAACCCAGACATCAACGGCATTTTGTCCGTCTCTGATTTTGACCCATGGCCAATAAAGTGCAGCATATGAACTATTAAGTCGTTGAGTGTTCAATGGATGTGCTCCATTATGCCATTTTTTTACATCGGTACTTGAGAGGCTAGCTGGACTATCTATGATAGCCATACAGTCTCTACGAGTTATTCCGCAAAGTTCGAGCAAAGCGTTCATAACAGAAGTTGAATTGATTGCAGGAACCGCGACTAAATCAATATCGATTCTTTCCGGTTCAGCAAGAGTATTTAGTCCAGTACCCAATTGAGTACTACCTACAACCAACGCATCAATAGCTGTTGAATCTGGAAGACCTTCAAGATCATATGGATATCCATCTGATCCAGCTGTTCCAGCTGCTTGACCTAGAGTATATGTACCAGCGATTGGAAGACCAGCCACTGTAGTCTCATGTTCAATAAATAGGTAATCTGAGAATCCATTAATCCACTGTTCGATATAATATGGATTATTTGTGGTAGTCGAATTAAGGTTTAGCTGAGAATGAGATTCAACATAAATACTATTATTATAAACGGTAAGAGAGATTAGGCCTTCATCGTCAACTGCGACTTCAACTTGTGTGTTGTTGCCAGTGAGACCTGGACTTTCTGCCCACATGGTTAGTAGCAATGGTTGTTCGCTTGCTGTGTAGCTATATCCAAGAGTGTATCCGATCTCATCAATTGTTAAACCTGTAGTTGCATCTGTTCCACCAGCAATAAATGCTGTTGAAGATGGAGCACCAACAGTTGCGCCATATGTTCCTAATACGGCGTTATTACTAAATCCGAGGATCGTATCAACTTGTTTTGACTGGAACCTGACCTGGACAAGAGCATTTGCTCCTCTAATTGTATTGATACCATCATAGTCAGTATCGGCTAGTCCGGTATTAGGATTGAGGGCACCAGATGTGAGTCCTTGAGTTGTTTTTGCGTTTCCAAAAGAATCAATATATCTTTTAGCAGTGTAAAGAGATATTTGTTCTCCGTTCAGAGTAATAGTTGCACGGAATCCGCCGGGAATTGTGTATCCCGAAGGAACATTGTCTATCCACCAGTTAATGTATTCGACAACGGTAGCAGCGGTTACTTGTGGACCTTGGAATCCTCCGGTATTGATTGTTGTTGCATCTGTTACATGTGTGAGGTCTTCAAATGGAATTGTCTGTGTGATATTGTCAATTGCAGCATCACCGGTTCCGGTTATTCTGATTTCAAGAGTTGGCCCTGTATCTTCATAGTCACCGAAGTAGAATCCAATATTGGATGATCCTTCTGGCCATTCAGTGTTAGAACATGTGACTTCTGCTATTGTCATATCTTTACCAATACCGATAGTTTCGTAGATAGCGTCTTCTACAGAAATTAATTCAATAGAAGCTGTACTACCAAAAATCTTAGTAGTTCTAAATGCGATTTTACTATCACTAGTATAAGCTTCGATACCATCATCGTCTACGAAAAGTAGATTGAATTGATCGACAAGATCAGTGTCGGACGAAACTGTTCCTGGAACCAAGTTATATGTTCCAGCAGGGATTTGGATTATATGGTTGTAAAGCGCTCCATTCACAGAAAATCTGAATTTATCATTGATATCTTCTTCGATTGCGACCTGTGTTGGTAGAGCTGAACCATCCGTGTAAGTTCCTAGAGATTTAATAACAGCTGCTGTTCCTGAAGCATTTACTTCAGTATAGGCTGTTTTTGCAAAGTTATCCCAGTCTCCTTCATCTGTTTCTCCAACGCGCAAAATCCATGCCTCTGTTCCATATTTCAGGAATTCGATAGCAGCATAGATTAGATATGAACCGTGATTTGCGGTTGGATCTGGATAACCGAATTTGCGGTAAAGTTCTTCGTGGTTAAAAACCTGAGTTGGTTCATTAATTGGTCCTTTCGATGCAAATCCGACTAGAGCAGATTTTGAAAAAGACGTTCCTTGATTGTAGTAGGAATAATCAGTTTCAAGCAATCGCACCGAAGGGCTAATTGACCCCGAAGGCGGAAAACCAAATAATTCTGTTAGAGGTGCCATTTTTTTCTCCTTTTAGATTGGTAGTTATATTATAAAAAACCATTTTATATAGTAATATATATACGTTTATTATGTAAAATAAACATATATATTATCCTTATATAAAATGGAACCTAAGACCTAATTAGGTCTTTAATTAGTGTTATTTAATTAATGTTAAATTATATATTGGTTTTTAAGTGAAATTTAAAAAATATTTAAGTAAAATTTAAAAAATATTATATGCTGGTGTTTATAATGAGAGGAATAATAAAGCAATGGATTACAGATAATTGTTTTGATAAAAATAATAATCTTCAAGGAAGACTTCTTTCCCTTAAACAGGGAACTGAAGAATATAGGCAAATAAAGATAGAAACATTGTTTTTAGATGACAACGTTACTATTTCTGAACGCGTGTATTGTATAATGAATGATGTTTACTGTTCATTAAATATTTGTTTAAATGACGAATGTGTAAACAAAACCAGTTATATAAATTATAAATATGGATATTCTACATATTGTTCGAATAAATGCGCGGCTAATCATTTTATAGTACGAGACAAAGTAAAACAAACATGTATAAAAAAATATGGTGTTGAATATAATTTTCAGTCTAAAGAAACTAAAGATAAAATAAAAAAAACAAATTTGGAAAAATATGGTGTTGAATATAATTTTCAGTCTAAAGAAATCAAAGATAAAATAAAACAAACAAATTTGAAAAAATATGGTGTTGAATATCCGATTCAGTCATCTTCTATTAAAGATAAAATAAAACAAACAAATTTGGAAAAATATGGCGTTGAATACCCAATGCAATTTAATGAAATAAAACAAAAAGCTTTAATTTCTATTAAGAACAGTTTTTTAGACACAAATCGTATACAAAAGATGAAACAAACAAATTTGAAAAAATATGGTGTTGAAAATATTTCTCAAAAACATCTTTTAGATAAAGACATTTTAAAAAAAGTAAATAATTCTGAATGGCTAAGATATCAGCATTACAATTTGAAAAAACCATGTAGGCAAATTTCTAAAGAATTAGAAATAAATAAAACGTCTACTGCTTATTTTATGGGCAAATACAATATTAAAATAAAAAACTATATAAGTTCTCAAAATGAAAAAGAAATAGTAGATTATATCAATATAAAAAATATACAAACTAATATTTGCAAAATAATATCTCCGTATGAATTAGATATTTATATTCCAGATCATCAATTAGCAATAGAGTTTGACGGTTTATATTGGCACTCAAATAAACCTAAAAATTATCATTTAATGAAAACTAAAATGTGCGAAGAAAAAGGAATTCAATTATTACATATATTTGAAAACGAATGGGTAAATCCAATTAAACAAGATATATGGAAAAGTATAATTAATGGAAAGTTGGGTAAAAACGAACGAATCTTTGCTAGAAAAACTGAAATAAGAGAAATAGTAGATAATAAGATAGTTAAAAAGTTTTTAAATAATAATCATTTACAAGGTTTTGCCGGAAGTAGTGTGAAATTAGGTTTGTTTTATGAAAATGAATTAGTTGGTCTTATTACATTTGGCAAGACTAGGTTTAGTAAAAAATATCAATATGAAATGATTAGATTTTGTAATAAAAAGTTTGTTAGCGTTGTTGGCGGGGCTAACAAGTTATATAAATATTTTGTTAGGAATTATAAACCTAAAAGTGTAGTTAGTTATGCAGATCGTAGATATAGCGATGGCGGTTTATATAAAAAATTAGGATTTGAATTTAGTCATAATAGTGATCCTAATTATTGGTATTTCAAAAACGGATCTTTATTATTACAATCTCGGATAAAATTTCAAAAGCATAAATTAAAAATTTTGCTAGAATCATATGATTCTAGCAAAACTGAAGTTGAAAACATGTTAGATAATAGTTATCGTAGAATTTTTGATTGTGGGAACATTGTGTTTTTAGATCATTGTCGTGATATGTTGGATGTGTTATGATAAAAGATTTTATTAATGATAATTTAATAAAAAAATCAGGCAAAATAAATAGCGCCAAGCTTATTTCTCTAATAAGAAAAAATCATATTATTATAGAAAAAATTATTAATAAAACAAAATTTATTAATAATAACTCTTTTTCAGAAAGAATATACTGTATATATAATGATATACGTTCAAAAAAAATATGTATAATATGTAATAAAAATCCCGTATCATTTATAAGCTTTTCTAAAGGCTATAGGGTTTCATGTTCTGCAAAATGTAATGGTCAAATAGAAGAAATAAAACAAAAACGAAATAAAACAATTCAAAAAAAATATAATGTTGATAACATATCTCAATCGCAAGAAATAAAAAACAAAAAAAAAGAAACCGTAATTACAAACTATGGAGTAGACAGCCCATTAAAATCAAAAAAAATATTAAATAAACTACATGAAACTAATATGAAAAAATACGGATGTAAATGTTCACTGTCTAACAAACGGGTTCGAAAAAAATACGAAAATACAATGACAAAAAAATATGGAGTGAAAAATCCATCGTTGGTTAGAAACTTTCAAAATAAACGAAAGAATACTTTTATGGAAAGATATGGAGTAGAAAATCCGATTCAATTTGAAAGTTTTAAACAAAAAGCATTGTTAAATAAAAAGCTGCAGGTATCGCAAGATGCTTATAATAAATTGAATAATAAAAAATGGTTGATAGATAATCATCATATTCTTAAAAAAACTGTAACAAAAATAGCAAATGAATTAGGCGTTACATTATCAGCCGTGTCATATCATTTAAATAAATTTGATATAAAAACAATACGTTTTTCTTCATCTCAGTATGAGGAGGAGATATTGAGATATATAAATAACTATAATCCAGAGTCTAATTCAAGAAGAATTATTCCTCCGCTAGAATTAGATATTTATATTCCAGATTATAATTTGGCAATTGAATTCAATGGTATATACTGGCATTCTAGACATGACAAGAACTATCATTTGAATAAAACGCAAATGTGCGAAGAAAAAGGAATACAATTACTACATATTTTTGAAAATGAATGGTTAGACTCAATAAAACAAGATGTATGGAAAAGTACAATAAATGAGAAGTTAGGTAAAAATAAAAAAATACTTGCCCAAAAATGTGAAGTTAGAGAAATTAAAAACAATAAATTAGTTGAAGAATTTTTAGATAATAATCATTTACATGGATTTATTGAAAGTTCTATCAAGTTAGGATTATTTTATAAAAACGAACTCCACTCTTTAATAGTATTCAATATGATACAAAACGATAAACAGCAAAATTATAAGATTGTTAGATTTTGTAATAAAAATTTTGTTTATATAATCAATGGTGCTAGCAAACTATTTGATTTTTTTATTGATAACTATAAGCCACAAAGTATGATTATATCTTTAGATCGAAGATATGAAAATGGTGATTTATATAAAGAATTAGGATTTGAATTTAGTTATTATGTTGATCCAAATATTTGGTATTTTAAAAAAGGAACATTAGACTTAGTAATGCATAAATTAAAAGATTTGCTAGAAAATTTCGATCCTAGCAAATCTGAGGTTGAAAATACGTATAATAATAATTATCTTAGAATTTTTGATTGTGGTAATATTGTATATAAACTTATTTTTTAGCTAGTCTTCTTTTTTTGTAATTTTCTTCACCGATACATCTCCTCTCATTTTGAGAGCGTCTATTTGTGATGAATAACGCTCTTCGGGAATATCAAAAGTTTTCTTCCATGGAAGAACTATTATTGATGTGCCTCGCCCATCACGAGTTTTTAGCGCTAATTGTACTGGCCCGCGCCTTTTATTTGTAACTCTGTAAATCATTTTTTTCTCCTTTTTTTTATCTTATAGCAACGAAGGTTCTTCTCCCTCTTTTTTTTCTTCTATAATTGTCTCAATTTCACTGTTCGAAGGAGCTAAATCTCCCATAAGGACATATCTCTGTGTAATCTTATGAACTGTTTTATCTCTCCTAATTGGTTGAACAATATGACTTTCTGCTATAAAATTAAAAACATATTTTAGTATTCTTACTTGTCTGTCTCCTACATCATCATTAACGTTGTTTGAAGATCCAGTTATTTTAACTGGTGTTTCCCAAGGAATACCTTCGGGATTTATATATGCTATTGGAGAGAATTTCTGCATGATTTGTTCTACCATCTGCATAAGGTGTTCATAATATTTAGCCCACAAAGTGAGCGTAAAATTCATATCAATTGGAATACCTTTTGATATTCTATAAACTACGTCAAATGGTTTTCTCTCTTGTCCATATGAAGCTTTTCTTTTAGCTTCATGATAAACATATCTTCCTTCTGATAAAGGAATATCTCCTCCCATTAAGGCTATCATTGGTAACTTAATTCTGTCGACTAGACCTGTATCTTGTCGATCTGGGTTATTTACAAACTGTTCTCCAAAAGCATAAATAACAGCTTTTTCTTGTGTTCCCCAGATTATTGGAACTGGATATATGGTGTTATCATCTTCGTTCAAAATTGTTACGTCGGAAAATAAATCTAAAACTGCACGATTGGTGTTTCTTATACATTTAGAATATCCATAAACATATTGTCTTCCAGCTTTTGATGTAGGTTGATATTGCCGAGGTGTTTGGATTTCCGGATTATCAGCTACTGATTTATTTATTTTCTTTGTCATAATACAAAAATTTCCTTTTTAGATATAAGTTCCCTTCTTATACTTATATATAAGAAAAAATCCAAAAATAAACTGGAACCTAAACCCAAATAGGGAATTCAATTGTTAATATAATGTTATGAACCGACACGGCCTTGAATGGTTATGTCTTCTTGCCACGAACGATTAATGTCTATTTGTATCTGACAAGCGTTAATTTCCGTAGTTCCTACGGTATTTTTAAATTTATTTTATATAAGTCTCTATTAATATTCACGCGATTTTCAAAAGATATTAATTGATACTCTGTAACAACACTTGTAGATCAGCGGTAACATCTTGCCCCGCCATTGCTTTTTGTTTCATTTGTTGTAATGAACGCATTATAGCAGGATTAGCAGCGCCTTGAGCTTGCTGGGCCGTGACAGGTGTTGTTGCGGGTATTGAAGCATTAGGAGTAGCAATTGAAGCACCAGGAGCAGCAATAGTTCTCATCATTGCTTCTTTAGCTATTTTTTCTTGTTTATCTTTTTGTTCTTGAGCAAGAATTTTATCACAACTATCAATGTAGCCTTGAAGCTCTTGATCTAGTACCAGTGATTCTATTAGCTCTGTTGCTTTATGATATTGCTTTTCGCTAAGATCTTTCATTTTTGATTCTATTATCATTTTATTTTCCTTATTTCTATATAGTATTTTGATCTTTTTTATATTTTGCCATAGTTGGACTTAGAGGAGCTGCCATGTTTTTATTTTAATTCCTCTTTATATTTTATATACACTGTTACGTATTATTTTAATAAAGTTTAACATTGAGACTATTATCACCAGAGTCTTTTCGAGTAGGATGTTTCTCTGCTCGAGATGGTTGATATTTTCTACCTGTTACTTGAAGCCTATATTTCTGCCAAAGTTTGTATGGATTTTCTTGATCATTCTGAATTATTTCAAACCAGCTCCGATCCCATTTACAGAAAAACAGGCTTTTTATTCTTGGCATTTCTTTGACTATTTCGCGCCATTTCGTAAGATTGAAATTAAAAAGAACTTCATCCGGAGAATCGATTCCAAACGTGTTAAGATTTTGAACTGGCCGGACGGGCTCGAATTGGCAAGTTAATTCGAATCCTTCCTGGGCAATTATACTGTCGATACTTTCCATATATAAAGTATCATAGTTAGTATCTATGTAACAAGGATAATATAGGATTGGTGACCCCGCTAATTCCACAATTTCTTGGTCCCATTTATCAAGTAGTTCTATATCTTGACCGTCAGGACGGTAACTTTTCAACGAGTTACGTCCACCAACCGTATAAGAAGATCCATCTGATTTTTTTATAGTCATGAAATTATATATGTATATATCTATATTAATTATAATGAAAAAATGGATTAAAGAAAATTTAATAAATAATAATAAATTAATAAACAGCCGAATGTCAAAAAAGTATTTATTAAATAATCATAATAATTTTTATTACAAAATAATAAAGATTACTTATTTTTTGCCAAAAAATGTAAAACTAAATGAAAGAATTTATTGTATAATTAATGATATAACTGAACTAGTTAGATGTAGAACATGTAAGATAAATAGTCCTAGTTTTACAAGTTATTCTAAAGGGTATAATAGTTTTTGTTGTTGTAAATGTGCTCAAAACAATAAAAATGTATTAGAGAAATATAAGCAGACAAATTTAAAAAAATATGGTGTAGAATATCCTCTTCAGTTGGAAAAAATAAAAGATAAAGTTAAACAAACCAATATGAAGAAATATGGCGTTGAGTGTTCTTTACAAAATAAAGAAGTACAAGACAAAATTAAACAGACTAATTTAAAGAAATATGGTGTAGAACATCCTCTTCAAAACAAAGAGATAAAACAAAAAAGAAAACAAACTTGTTTCAAACGTTTTGGCGTAGAACATCCTATTCAAAATAAAGAGATAAAACAAAAAATCAAAAATACAAATTTAGAAAAATACGGAGTCGAGTTTGCCATTCAGTCTAAAGAAGTAAAAGATAAAATTAAACAAACTAATAAAAAAAAATATGGATTTGAATATCCAATACAATCCGAAGTCGTAAAACAAAAAATCAAAAACACAAATTTAAAAAGATATGGAGTAGAGTACCCTATTCAAAATAAAGAAGTTCAAGAGAAGTATAAGCAAACATGTAAAGAGAAATATGGAGTAGAATATCCTGTTCAATTAGAAAAAGTAAAAGATAAGATTAAACAAGCAAACAAAAAGAGATATGGAGTGGAATATGCTGCTCAATCTAAAGAAATACAAGATAAAATAAAACAAACCTGTATAAGAAAATATAATGTTAAAAATGTATTTCAATTAGAAGCTGTAAAAGAGAAAATCAAGCAAACATGCAAAGAAAAATATGGCGTAGAATATCCCGTTCAATTAAAAAAAGTGCAAGATAAGGCCAAGCGAACAAATCAAAAGAAATATGGCGTAGAGTATGCTACTCAATCGAAAAAAGTAAAAGATAAAATAAAACAAACTAATAATAAAAAATATAATGTTGAAAATGTATTTCAATTAGAAACCGTACAAGATAAAATCAAGCAAACATGCAAAGAAAAATATGGCGTAGAACACCACACTCAATCTCATATTGATAAAAAAAATCTTCTTATTTTAGAAGATAAATTTATAATGAAAAAACTACATCATAATAATAAGTTGTCATTATCAGAAATAGCTAGTTTGCTTGGAGTAGTTCAGAGCACGATAAGTCAATGTTTAAAAAAACATAAAATTGAAATAAAAAAATATAATTTTAATATTCCGGAAAAAGAAATAGTTGATTTTATAAACATAACAAATATTCAAGTTAATACAAGAAATATAATACCACCCTATGAATTAGATATTTATCTACCAGACTACAAACTGGCTATTGAATTCAATGGTTTATATTGGCATAGTAAAAAAGATAAAGATTACCATCTAATAAAAACTGAAATGTGTAAAGAGCAAAATATTCAATTACTCCACATATTTGAAAATGAATGGACAGATCCGATAAAACAAGAAATATGGAAAAGTATAATTAGTGGTAAACTAGGTAGGAATGATAGAATATTTGCTAGAAAAACCGAAGTTAGAGAAATTAAAGATAATAAATTGATACAAAAGTTTCTCAATGAGAATCATCTGCAAGGATTCTGTCCTAGTAGTATAAAATTAGGTTTATTTTATGAAAATGAAATAGTTAGCTTAATGACATTTGGTAAAACTAGGTTTAGTAAGAAATATCAATATGAAATGATACGTTTTTGTAATAAGAAGTTTATTAGTATTATTGGCGGAGCATCTAAGTTGTATAAGTATTTCACTAAAAACTATAAACCTGAAAGCGTAGTTAGTTATGCTGATCGGCGTTATAGTGATGGTAATTTATATAGGAAATTAGGATTTGATTTCAGTCATTATTCCACGCCAAATTATTGGTATTTCAAAAGCAATGAAAATATTCTATTATCAAGAATAAAATTTCAAAAACATAAACTTAATGGTTTATTAGAGAGTTTTGATGAAAATAGAAGCGAAGTAGAAAATATGGCGGGTAATGGTTATCGAAGGATCTGGGATTGTGGTAATATGATATATATAAACTTATCAAGTAGTTTTATATCTTGACCATCAGGACGATAACTTTTGAGGGAATCTCTTCCTCCGAGATTATAATTGGACCCATTTGATTTCTTTATAACCATAAACATATATATAACTATTATTCGTGAAAACATCTATATTTAAATGAAACATGTTTAAAATTATCAAAGACAAAGACTCATATTTGAAATCATATAAAAATTTTCTGATTAATCCAGAAAAAGAATCATTATGTTTTGTAAAAAATATTATATCGTGTAGTGATGTTGCTTCTATGTGGACCAATGATATTCATGAAATATTTGAAGAAAATAAACACGAGAAATGTTTTCCGGTAACTTTACAATCAAATGGATCTATTAATGACGTTCCTCAAAAATATGATTATAGTTATAGTGTGTTCATAATTAGAGATTATATATGGAAATATATGCACAGATTTTTATTTGATAAATTTTTATTAAATAAAAATCTAAATCGGTATTGGATAGAATCATGTTATAAATATAATAACAACAGAATTTTGAATGAAACTAACTGCGAAGGATTAATATTATTTTTTAATCCAATGAAATTGGATAAAAAACTCTTTAAGCAAACAAGTAATAGTTTTTGGATATTAAGTCCAAGAGTTGCAAATAATATATGTCAGTACAAAAATGTTCTTTCTTTTATTAAAGAAAATAATATCAAACTAAGCATTACTTCATGTGATAGTTCTTTTTATAATTTTTCTATACTAGATAAAATGAATATCCCATGGACTAATCAGATGAGAAGTTGGCAAGAAGGAACAACTTTTTATACTTGCCCATATGGAGAAAAACATTGGATGGAAAATCTTTTTTTCTGTACAAAAGAAAAAAAGATAATTGATTTATTGAATGTTTATAATACATGGTGGGAGAATGATAATTGTAATCCAGATTATATTTGGCCTTTACAAGAAGAGTTCATAAGATGTAAATGTGGAACACTGTACAGGCCGATGAATTTTCACTCACACCGTTGGAAATCATTTCGCAATCATAATGGAAAACTAGTAAATTATCAAAATCCAAAGTTTGATTTTATTAAAGATTTTGAATATTTTCAATTAGTGCAACAAGAAAATACTAGTCATTTCTTTATTCATTCAAATAAAAAAGTGGATAATAACGTATTAGATAGCGTGCGTTGTTTCATACGTACGTTTTATAAAAAACAATTTGAAATATATTTTCGCCACTATATATATTTAACAGGAAATAAAAGCCCTGTTTTTTGGTCTGAAACCAAACAAAAGTGATTTATAAGGAAGAATTAATGATATCTATGTCTAATAAATATTTTGAGTTATTTTTGCACAAGAATATTTTAATAAACGAAAATGCACCAGAAATAAATTATTCTTGTGCAAAATGCAGAACAGATAATCAAGAAGGATCTAAGTTTTGTTCGAATTGCGGAAACTCTTTATTATTATCAAATAATAGTTTATATTTTATTTGTGACTCGTTGGATCAAATTGATCAACAAGCAATATCAGGATTACAATCAAATATATTCATTTCCTCTGGATCTATAGGTTCGGCTCAAGCAGATTATCAAGATTTCAAGTATTATATAGGTTTTGGCGATAAAATATATGAATTTATGAACGAGGAGTTCGCGTTCGAAATTAGCAAGTCTTTTAATGGTTTTATAAAAGATCAAGAATTAGAAGATTCATATGAAGATCTAGAATTAGACGTTTTATTCATATTTCCAAATAATCATTTAATTGGTGATATTAGGAATAGATTATTATTCCCGATACTAGAACTTTCGCATTTATTTAAATCTTTTGGAAAAGAAATTAAAATAGGTATTAATTGTGAACAAGAAAATATAAGTTTTTCTTCTATTTTTACAGAAAATATGAAAAACGAGTATAGATCTAATGTTACTCAATTAGAAGAGACGTATAACAATTTAATATTTTTACCTAATTTGGTACCGAATAAATATCTAGAGACAAGTAAAACACTTGTTTTTGTAGACCCGCTAGACTCTAGAATTTTTTATGCAGATTTTATAAAAAATAAATCATTCATTTTTAATAGTATAGATGATCTGTTATTGAAGAACTTCATTAACGATGAATTACTACGGCAACATTATAGCTCCTTGTATTCTTCGAGAAATTTTAGAAATATTTTTTCATCTTTTATTTCAAAAAAGAAAAATTATAGAGAATTTATCAATCAGTTCTATAATTTTTATGAGGATAAAAGTGCTGTTATAAATAGTCACAATTCTTCTTTGTGGAGAGTTAATGTAATAGATAGATTTAATAATTTGATAAGCAATCCAGTTGTAGATCAAATAATACCCGACGTTTCACTTGATGTCAAAGAGTGTCTTTTGAATATAATTTAAGGAGAATTTTATGATTTCTATATTTTCAATTAAAAAAACAAAGAAAACACAAGATGAATTCCAAGATAAAATCTTTGGCATTTCAGTAAAATCAATGATAATAAAAGCAGGAGGAACTGAATTATGTTCTATTGCTTATGACTCTGTTGATCCATGTAATTGGGGCGGCGGACCTCCACAGGAAACAGGAGAGGCGTGCGGTGGAAGTTGTGGCCCATAAAAGTTATTTAAAAGGAGATTGTTTTGATCCGTATATTTCAATGCGAACCATCATATGAAAATACTCCTTCCGGAATATTAAATTTTCTGATAAAGAATAAAGAAATCAACATAGAATATACACAAGCCAAAAATAGCAATCAGGTTTCTAAATGGATAAATTCTATAAACAAATTTGATATTATCATATTTCCTTTTTATAAAGATCCTTTTTATCTTGGAAAAGATATAATTCGTAAAATTAGAAAACTTAATTATAACAATAAAATATATGCCTGCGGTCCGCTTGCGGTGTATTATCCGGAAAAGACCATTGAATATTTTGGCGTTGATGACATTATTATAAACAACGAATTACCATTTGTGACATTTATAGATTATAAAAAAGGTAATTATAATCATGATTTAGTTTCTAAACCAAACAAGATGCGTGTAGATATCCCATTTAAATTAGAGTCAAGCATTCTCCATGTAATAGCTGTTCCTTATCCGTCGTGTTCTAATAAATGTTCTTTTTGTATCCGTAGAGATAAATTTTCATTATCACGTTTAGCATGTTATTCTCATAAAATGGATATCGATAGGATAGTAAGAATAATCAAGGAAAATACCAATAAACAAAGAAAAATTGTTGCTATTCATGTTGACAATTTATTTAATCAATATTCATTAGATGAAATTCAAGAATTATTTGATAAAATAGATAATTTAGAAAACAAGATTTATAAGATAATTTTATGGGCATGTGTCAATGATATTCTCAAAAACAAAGAGTTTATCAAAAATATAAATAAAAATTTTTTAGTGCAATGGTATGTTGGAATAGAATCATTTTGCAAAGTTTCTCTTGATAGATATCAAAAACCATTCTATAATCAAAATATAGAATTTTATGATCTTGTACAGGATAACTATTTTATCAAAACAAATAATATTTTTGATATGCTTTTTATTCATTTTGATCCATGGACAACTCCAGAAGAAATAAAAATTAATATAGAGTTTTCTATGAATTTTAACAAGAGATCTACTAAGTGTTCAAGGTCATCATATTTTTTAGTTTTACCACAAAGATTTTGGAGACCAATAAAAAATACTCCTTTATATGAAAGAGCCATAGAAGAAAATATTCTTATAAAGAAAAAAATGTCCCCTGTTGGAACATTTGTATTTGATTATGATGGGTATATCACATTAAAACAGCTTCCATGGAAATTTCAGAACAAAAGATCTCAAGAAATTTTTGTTTTTTTATGCGAGCTAAGAGATTATTATTACAAAAATATAATTAAAAATACAAAAAGATTAGATATAGTAAAAAATAGTAATGATAAAAGAAAACAATGTGTTGCATGTTCCGGATCAAAAAGAATTTTCAATGACGAATTTATACAGTTAGAAAAAATGATTCTTCGGTGGGTATCTAATAAAAAAAATTGCAGTAAAAAAGATATTAGAAAAAAATTATCCGAACTCAAAGACAAAGTTTTAGGATATAAGTATTGATATTACTTTTTTCGAGTTATCAACAACTTCTATACTTATAATTTTCCAAAAACTTTTTTCCCACTCGCAAATAATTATATTGTCTATTTGTATATTTTGGTTTTTAGATATAATATATACTCTTTGATTTTTACTTTGATTTTCTATTTGAGCATATATTTTTACTTCTTTAGGACCTTCGATAGGATCGACATATCTATATATGACAGGAGATCCGCCTTCTAATTCACGTTCGTTATTATCAACATTTTTTGTTTGATTGTTTCGCTTAGAGTTATATCTTTCCACTTCAAATTCTTTATCAAAATCACCCAGATAATTATCTTCAAATATATCTTTTTTTAAATTATTTTCTGATATTTGATTTTTTTGTTCTTGTGGTTCCTGCTCAGGAATAGTTATTTTAATTGATTTTACCGGATCTAGTAAAACTAAATCTCCGTAATTAAAAAAATTAATGTATTTGATATTATCAAAATCCCAAAACCTGCCTGATTTTCTTGACAGTTTATTAGGTCCATTTAATTGATATACTTCCCCGTTAATCTGTTTGATCGTCATGAGATTATATTAAATACTTCCAAGTCCTTGAAATTTCATGTTAAAATTAGACATTTCAATTACAAGTTTGGTTATATTTCTAACACCATTTATCATCATTCTGGCATTTTCTTTGTTTTGTTTTTGGGCCGTAGAATTTTCTATTTTTTCCATTGCTAAATCTTTGGCTTTTTCAAAATCTGTCATAGCTGATATCTGGCTAATAAAATCCATATCAAATATGCCTTGCCCTATCTTTAAATCAGCTCTACGACGAGCGTCTTGAGCTTGTCTTTCGCCTTCTAGTTCAGAAGTTTCTAAATATTCTTTGAATGTTTTCATTTTTATAATTCCTTATTATGATCTATATCCAGTTATTATTTTATTGTTTTTCATTTGAGAAATATAATCTCTTGTATAATCTTTGCCAAGTGTGTTCCCCCACTCTTCTTCGTCTGAATATGAATCTACATGGAATGAAGATGGAACTAAATCTGTACTACCAAGAGCAGTGAAATCAATAGTGATATAATCAGGAAGTTTATATCCAGGAGCACCGCCTTCTAGTCCAAGTTCTTTGACTATTTCAGACATTGCTTTTTCAACATCTTCCTCTGTTGGACTTGGTACATCTAAATCAGTGGTATCATTAATTGTCCACGTATAATTCCACGACCAATTTTTATCCATGTATTGTTTATATAATGGTTTGTTGATATATTCTTTAAATGTCTTCATTTTGATATTTCCTTTTATATTATTTATTTGAAAAATTTCATTTTTGTACAATTTTTTAAATAAAAGGTGAAAAAAATAATTGTACATACTTATATATATCATAACATATATTTATAAAGGAGAATATAAATGAATGACATGTTATTGAAATTGCCCGAAGTAGCGAAATTGATTGGAGTGCACGTAGGAACTTTGCGTAGATGGGACAGAGAAGGAAAATTGAAAGCAACAAGAACACCAGGGGGACAAAGAAGATACCGCAAAAGTGAAATAGAAAAAATTATTAATGGATAAATACTAATGGATATAGTCACATATATCATTAAACAGTAAAGAAATATAAATTATTTTGGGATGAATTTAAAGAAAAATGTGGATTTGACAACAAATTACGGAAAATCGGATTATCACTAGAAGATTTAATTGAAGAATATCAATTGATAGTAAAAAAATATGGAGAAAAAGCATTTAGTACTACTTGGATTATAAAAAATGGATATTTATGGTTATATCGACAAGTAAGTAGAAAATATAACATTCCATGGAAACAATTTATTCAAACGTGTAAGTCTAGAATAGAATTAAATTTTGAATGGTAAATAAATAACTCTAAAAAGGATTTAAATATGTACAAAACAATTTTTACTCTTATTTTTATTTTTTTATCTGTTAATCTTATGGCAGATACTTATCAAATTAAAATGAAAAATGGAGTGATTATAAAAGCTACTAATGTAGTTTCCTTAGATGATACTAGATATTCAATTAATACAAAAGGTGGAAAAATTATACTCAATAAAGATAGAGTACGATCAGTCAGTAAAGATAGAGTACGATCAGTCAGTATAAAAAAAGAACCCGTAGTTGTTCCAGTAAAAATAAAATCTAAAGTTACCTTACCAGCAAAAGTTACTCCTACTCCTACTCCTACTCCTACTCCTATTAAAAAATATAGCGAAGATTCATTAGGCATGACATATGATGAATTTATGAAAAAATTTGATAAATTTGGACACACGTTAGAAATAAAAATGTATGATAATAAATGCAAATATGAATGCAGGAATATATACAAAAATAATAAAACAAAACAGGAACACAAACCTTATATTTTAAATATTTCTGTTAATGACGATGATGAAATTGTTGATATCTTAATGCCGTTTAACATGGTTAAAAATTCTGGTGGGAATGGTAATATTATGTTTGCGGTTGCTCTTTTGAAGAAAATGTTTTATTCATATGATTTTTTCAAAGATAAAAGTAGTGTCGAAGAAAAATATATTTTTTCAGTTGTTAGCGGTGATATTAAAATAGAATCTTCTTATGATTCCGATCTAGGTCTTGGTATTTTACATATTTTTAATGTTAATTATGAAGAAGAACCTATTCGAAAGCAAAAAACATATAGCGATTATTCATTAGGAATTACTTACGAAGAATTTATGAATAGTTTTAATACCGCAAAAACAGATAAATTTAAAATGAAAAAGAACGGGAATATTTATTCTGGAATTAACCAAAAAGCATTCAGTTGTTTTTTACATATAAGAGTAAATGATAAAAAAGAAATAATTGAGATTGTTATGCCTTTTTCATATTCAACGAAAAAATTAATGCAATCTATGTCAGTTACTGTTTATGTAGTTTCATTAAAAAGTCATTTTATAAAACATGAATTAAATGATAATCCTTGCGAAGATTGGGCGAAACGATTATCAACTAGACCGTATGCAAATTATAATAAAACTTATACTAAAGATGAGATTTATCCAAACCAAACCATTGTGACTATTTTTATGAATCCTGATTTTGGAACGGGTTATGTTCATGTTTATAAGAAATCAACACAAAAAATATATGGAAAAAACCCGAAAGATTTGCAAGATTTTTTACAACTTAATAGGTATAAAGATCTTGAAGAAGTTTGCAATGTTGACAATCTTTACATATTAAACGGTTTCGATGATTTTGCATCATTGGTTTCTTCAAAAACTGATAAGGAAGGAAATATTTACCAGATAGGTACACATTTTGGTTTTATGGATGGTTCTCCAGGGCCGGATGAAAATGAAATAAGAAAATCCGCCCTATTGCTTTCTAGTTTAGAGTATATTTTTGGCGATCAAGTTACTCATAGGTGGGGAGCAATGCAAAAAATGTTTACGGCTTCTCTTGCAACTGATAGAGTTCAAAATACAGGAAAAATAGAACCTATCGAGGAAATAATAGGCGGAGTTAGTTGTTCGATAGCAAAAAGTTTTTTGACGCTTGATTTTAAAATGGAAGTTAAAAAATGAAAACAAAGATGAGCTAATTAGTTTAATGACGTTTGGTAAAACTAGGTTTAGCAAAAAATATGAGTGGGAGATGATTCGTTTTTGTAATAAAAAGTTTACCTCTGTTACAGGTGGTGCTAGTAAATTGTTTCAGTATTTTATTAGGAATTATAAACCTGAAAGTATAATTAGTTATGCAGACAAAAGATATAGCAACGGTGGTTTATATAATAAATTAGGAATGATTTTTAGTCATAATAGTGAACCTAATTATTGGTATTTTAAATTACCCAATATGACTCTTTACTCAAGAGTAAAATTTCAAAAACACAAACTAAAAGTTTTACTAGAAAATTTTAATGAAGATAAATCAGAAGTAGATAATATGCTAAATCACGGTTACCTAAGAATTTTTGACTGTGGTAATTCTGTTTATGTTTGGAAAAATTAACCTATAATAATATTCAATGGTTCTTGCCACTTGTAAATCAAGTCATGTTCTAATTGTTTCTTTTCATCTTTGCCTTCTTGCAAAATTGTTGCCCCGTCTAAGGTTACTCTAAAGCTATTACTAATATTTATAAGGAAATTGCTCCTTAATATACTATTATATATTAAGGAGCAATTTATGATTTGTGAAATATGTAAAAAAGATTTCAAAAACTTAGGAAGACACTTATCAAATAATAAAAATTTAGTACATGGAATAACATGTAGAGATTATTATTTAAAATTTATATTGAAGCAAGATAAAATTCCTAAATGTTTATTTTGTGGAAAAGACGTGAATTTTTATGGAATTAGTGTAGGGTTTACAAAAACATGTTCGTTAAAATGCAATGCTGCTGCAATGTGGAAAAAGAAAGGCCATAAAGAAAAAGTTTCTAAAAGTTGTAAAAAAACATGGAATAAAGAAAAGTATAAAAAAATAGCATCACTAAACAGTAAAAAAGACTGGAAAGAAAAAAAGAATAAAAAAACAATAGAAATAAAAGATTTTAAATCGCTACAAGAGTGGATAATTGATAATTTATGTAATAAAAACAAGCATTTAATTGCTAGCAAGGTTCAAGAGAGATATATAAAACATGTATATGTTAATATTTTTGATGAAATAATTAAATATACATTATTTTTAGAGAATAATAACATTTCATTATCAGAACGGTTATATTGTATAATCACTGGGCTACAAGCACAAAAAAGATGTATAGAATGTGATAAGAAGTTAAAGTTTGTATCATATAATAAAGGATATAATACTTTTTGTTCTACGAAATGTTCTACTAATAACGAACAAATCAAAAGTAAAACGAGAGATACATGTATAAAGAAATTTGGAGGCCCTGCGCCAATTTCTTCGCATCATATAAGAGAAAAAATAAGAAAAACAAATCTTATAAAATATGGAGCAGAAAATCCATTACAGTCAGAGATAATAAAAAACAAGATGAAAAAAACATGCATGAAAAAATACGGTAGGAATCATTATTCTAGATATCCGATTTCTCAAGAAATATTGTCTAAAATTAGCAATATAGATTGGTTAAAATCAGAACATTTTATAAAGCAAAAATCAGTTTTACATATAGCTAAAGAATTGGGCATAAGCCAGCGTCGACTTTTGAATGAATTCAATAAATTAGAAATAAAAGTTAAAACATTTTCTAAATCCAGATTTGAAGTTGAAATAGTGAAATTCATTAATTTAGATGATATGGAAACTAATACTAAAAATGTTATTTCTCCATATGAATTAGATATCTATATATCAGATTATAATTTAGCAATAGAGTTTAATGGATTATATTGGCACAGTAAAAAAGATAAAAATTATCATTTAATGAAAACAGAAATGTGTGAAGAAAAGGGAATTCAATTATTACACATATTTGAAAATGAATGGGTTGACTTAGCCAAGCAGAGTATTTGGAAAAGTATAATTAATACTAGACTTGGTCGAAGTAAAAATATACGTGCTAAAAATACTGAAATCAGAGAAGTTGAAGATAATGAAATGATAAGAGAATTTTTGAATAATAATTGTTTTGAAGGACATTGTCCTAGTTCTATTAAATTAGGTTTATTTTTAAAAGACGAACTGGTTAGTTTGGCAACTTTTAGTAAATCAAAATTTTACAAAAAATATGAATGGGAAGTAAATTCTATTTGCAACAAAAAATTTATCCATGTAATAGATGGCGCAAATAAATTATATAAATATTTTATCAGGAACTATAATCCCGAAAGTGTAGTTAGTTATTTAGATAGACGTTATAGTGATGACAGTTTATATAAACAATTAGGATTTGAATTTAGTCATTATAGTACTCCTAATTATTGGTATTTTAATAATAATGAATATATATTACATGCAAATACAACGTTTCAGAAACATAAGCTATCTAATTTACTAGAAAGTTTTGATGAAAATAAAACTGAAGCTAAAAATATGCTAGATAATGGTTATAGAAGAGTTTTTGACTGTGGTAATATAATTTATACTTGGAAAAATCAACCTATTAATATAGCAAGTGGTTCCTGAAACTTATAGATTAAATCATGTTCTAATTTGAGTTTCTCATCTTTTCCCTCTTGTAATATTGTTGCCCCGTCTAAGGTTACTCCGGTTCCAGGAGACACTATGGTACTATATTTACTCCGTATTCTACCAACCATTATTTTACACAAAGCCAAAGCATATTCATTCATAAACTGATGCACCGATTTCCAATCTTTACGTTTCTGTAAATATTGGACTGAAACACTACCGCCTCCGTATGCTGGAGTTGGATATACTTTTATTGAATGATCGTCTTCGTAGAATTCCCATCCGCCATTACGACCAGATGTTCGCTCGAACATGTCTTCATACTGCTTGAATAAAACCCATTCGCCCGCGTAGCCCCAGTACGGTTGATGTCTATTGTACCCCCATGCTCCCCAAGCTAATCCTCCAGCTCCATATCCAGTATCTCCAATCCATCCTAGCGGCATTGCTCCACCAAGTTCTCTTGCGCCGTCACATGATGGCGGGAGATATTGCACGTCTCTTATAAGACCGATATCGCACGGCATTTGATATATGGATTGCTGGGCAACAGTATCAAAATGATACCATTGAAAATATGACTGAGGAGCCCATTCTTCGAACATTCGAAGAGATTCGTCGACGGCAAAGGTAAGTTGTTGCTGGTCTAATTCCAGGTCTATCACTGGACCGCCGAGAAGGAGAATACACGCATCGGCGATTTGACTTCTTATTTTTTCACGGTTAAATCTAGGTCCGGTAACACAGTCGTAACCTCTAGCTGTAGACTCGCTTTCTGGAAGTATATTATCATTTAGTTGTTCGCCGCCAATCGTTGCTGTTAATGGACCACAGGTAACTGCTGTTGAGCTAGTACTAGGAGTAGAAGTTGACGGGGCTGTTGCATAATCTGTTTGGAATTCAATAGCCATGATATTATTTATTGTTTTAGAGCAAGAAAACAGTAAAAATATTTCAATTTTATTAATATAATAATATTATGTCTTATAAGAACACGAATAAAGAGCTATTGGATTGGATTAGTTTATTTTTATTGAAAAATGATACAGCTTTGTATTCGGCAAGGGTTAGAGATAAATTTTTAAAGAATAGTTATTTAGATAATTATAATGAAGTAGTTGGTTTAACTTCATTTTTAGAAGAAGACGTAAAAGTTTCAGAGAGATTATATTGTATATTGAACGATATTTATAATATAGTTATATGTGGTTCGAGTAGTTGTAATAATGAAGTTAAATTTGTAAAATTTCGTATGGGATATAAAAGTTATTGTTGTAATAAATGCCAGAGATTAGATCAAGAAAATATTAATATTAAACAACTAGACAGCAACAAGAAGACATGTTTAGAAAAGTATGGTGTAGAAAATGTATTTCAACTCGAAGAAGTTAAAGAGAAAATAAAAGAAACTTGCGTAGAGAAGTACGGTGTAGAAAATTCTTTTCAATCTGTAGAAGTTAGAGCCAAGCAAAAAGAAACAATGGTTGAACGTTATAGTGCAGACCATAACATGAGGTCAGATTTTTTAAAAGAAAGATTGAAAGAGAGGTATGGCGGTATATTTCCTATGCATAGCGAGGAAAGTAAACAAAAAATAGAAGAAACTTTTGATAAGAAATACGGCGGACGCTTTGCTGGTTCTCCTATTATTAAAGATAAAATTAAAAAAACTGTTAAAGAGAGATACAACGTAGATTGGATAACAAAATCTAAATTTATTAAGAATAAGATAAAACACACTGTTAAAGAAAGATATGGTGTAGATCATGCCATGCAATCTCCTATTATCAAAGATAAGATAAAAAAAACTTGCCAAGAAAGATATAGAGTAAATTCACCTTCTCAAATAAAATTAAATGACAAGAACATGTTAGATAAACTACATGATAAAGAGTGGTTAAAGCATCAACACCATGATTTAAAGAAATCGTGTATTGATATTACAAAGGAATTTAATTTAAATCGTGGAACTATAATATATTTCATGTCCAAAAGTGGAATAGATGTAAAAAGGTATCCTTCTTCTTCTTTAGAAAAAGAAATAGCTAATTATATTAATATTGAAAATATACAAACCAATACAAGAAAGATAATACCTCCACTAGAGTTGGATATTTATTTGCCAGATTATAATTTAGCTATAGAATATAATGGATTATATTGGCATTCTTTGCATAATAAAGATTATCATTTGAACAAAACAGAGAAGTGTGCAGAAAAAGGAATTCAATTATTACATATATTCGAGAGCGAATGGTTGGATTCAACTAAACGGGATATATGGAAAAGTATAATTAGTAATAAACTTGGTAGAAATAATACAATATATGCTAGAAAAACTGAGATTAAAGAAATAACTGACAATAAACAAATAAAAGAATTTTTAGATAATAATCATTTACAATGCTTTGTTGGAAGTTCTATAAAACTAGGCTTGTTTTATTCTGATGAATTAGTTAGTCTTATGATGTTTGGCAAAAGTAGATTTAGTAAGAAATATGAATGGGAGATGATTAGATTTTGTAACAAGAAATTTCTTTCTGTAGTAGGCGGTGCTAGTAAATTATATAAATATTTTGTTAGAAATTATAAACCTAAGAGTGTGGTTAGTTATGCAGATAGAAGATACAGTGATGGAGGTTTATATAGGCAGTTGGGGTTTGAGCTTAGTCATAATAGTGATCCTAATTATTGGTATTTCAAAAATAATGAGTTTGTACTGTATAATAGAATTCATTTTCAGAAGCATAAACTTTCGCTTTTATTAGAAAAATTTGATTCTAATATAACAGAGGTAGAGAATATGACAGAAAATGGTTATTTGCGAATTTTTGATTGTGGTAATATGGTTTATTATAATCTAATAAATAGTTAAGATTATAATATCAATCTGCTACTGCAACAAATGGTTCGTTTTGAATTGATTTAACACCATCTTTTCTCATGCTTAAGAAATATGTTATTCCAGCATCAAGAAGGAAAGTAGCTTTTCCATTACTATTAGTTTGAAGGGTACCAGCAATTACACGTCTTCCAATAAGATCTGTAGTAATCCATACGCTGGCATCAGCTATTGCGACTGAATCAACGACAATTCTAATAGTTACTCTGTCGGCTCCAGAACCAGCAGCGCTAGGTATATCATCTATTTGGCCGGAAAGCGTCTCTAGCGTATCAGTCTCGCTTCCTGTGCGTGCCACTCTCTCGCTTTCTATATCAATTAAAATATCAGCTATAATATCTACAGTATTATTTGTGGTCATGGTGAATATTGCAGGATCTGATTCAAGAGTAATAGTTTTTGTTGTTCCGATATAATTTAATACTCTTCCAACAGCTTTTTGCGATGAATCTAGGTGATTTGTAATGATGATTTTGGAATTGTTATATGCATCATCATCTGATGACCCGTCATTTAATGTAAAATTAGTTTGCGATGCTAAAGTAGCTATAGTTGTATTTTTAAGTAAATCAGAACTTGATTCTCCTCCCCCTGCCGTTTGTCTAATAGATGTTTGGAAAATCCAACCACCGGTTCCTGTTATTTCAAAATCATTAGCGGCAACTGTTATTTTTTGATTTTTAAAGGTGATTCTAATTGAGTCGTTTTCGGCATAACCAGTACCAGAATCAAAAACTTCATCGTAATAGATAAGACCGTCAGCTTCAGAGCA